TCGCAGAGCTTGCACTCATACAGCTTGTCAAATTCGTTGAATCCTGCCTCGTCCTGGAGCCTTACAAAGTCCACGTTTATCGTCTGCGCTGGAAGATATGGCTGTTCTGTTGCCATTATCTGTTGTGCCATCGTCTGCAGCTGTAAAGCTGTCGGCTGCTCTTCGAACTTGTCTGTCAGATCTAGAGGGACGCACTTGTCACCGAAGCCGATAGTTCTTTGTCCTGAATGGACCTCTCCGCCTCCGACTGTAATGCCGTTTGAGCTCCAGTAAGGTATGCAGGTGTTCCATGACTCGGAAAAATCTGTATCGTCCTTAAAGTCGGTCATATTTACGCCATAGCGAATAGTGAAGTCGCGCTCCTGTCCTCTTGCGCTGTGGAGTTTAACAAACCACTTGTCCCACTCATACTCACCACCGTAGGTGTCGAGGATGGAACCTTCGACGCCTCCTAACAGGGAGCGGATGGTCCTCGGTATACCGTCAAACGCTGCACAGTAGCCGGTATCTGTCTTGTCGGTTAAGTATGTGAATGGATTCCCTCCTGCATCTTGTCCAAGCGGGTTACTCGGATAGAAGGTCGTATCAAAGACATCGAACGCATCTGCAAGGCTGTTTATGCCCACAGCGTGTGTTACCATCTTGCTCTGTCTGTAGCTGATGTGTACAGCATGGAATGTTACTATGCCGTTTATAGGCCGTGAACAACTCACAATGTCGAACGGCTGGATATCGTGTTCGGGTATCTGCTTTGTTCCTGATCCTGTGAATGCGACGCCTTTCTCATCAGTCAGAATGTCATCGGCCTCGTCTGTGAGTGGTTCTCTGTATCTGACAGACCGTGAAACTGTAGACTCATCGTGCGAAGCACCGATTATGCGGCCGAGTTTTATGAGGTCGAAATTTGCTCCGGCAATCGGATATTCAAAGTCGCACTCATAGATACCGTTGCGTTCCTCTGTCACTACGCAGCTGATGCAGTCACGAAGGCGCCCAAGTCCGTTAGACTCGAAATAAATCTCGTCACTGTCGTATAGAATCGGTATCATACTTTCCACCACCTCGGAACAATTTTTAAGTCTGTCACTGTATCGTCAAACGAGATTATGTTTGCTCCCGGTGCTAGTTTCGGGAGGTCAGAACCGAGGTCTATGTGTCGGTTGAGCGGTATGATCTCGCCATTGTCAATTCTGTATGCCTCGCCTAAGTCACAGTCGATGTAGGTCGGATGACCAAGAAGCGGCGTTGAAGAGATACCGGTGCACGTCGCAATGGTGCTCGCCCCAGACCCATGCCACGCGAGCCCTGACCCGCTTACAACTGTAAACGTCCTTTGAATCGATACTTTCGTTGCGTCTGCAGTTACGGTTATCGCACAAGTAACCGTGTAATTCTCTGTCGATTGATACGGTCCGAAATACTGGCCTGTTACAGTGAGGGTATCCGTTTTCGTTACGGAGCTACCCTTTGTAAAACTGAATGACGGCAAACGGGTACTGACTCTATAAAAGAGATATGTCCCTCCGGCGTATGGCCCGGATGGTATAGAACTGAACTCAGCATTGCTATCCGATGCGGATGCAGAAATAATGGCTGGCATTTCGACTTGCATCGACAGCACTATTTCCCCAATTATTATCGTATCGCCGCTGTTCAATAGGTCGGTGTTCAATGATATGGTTTGATCTTCTTTTGCAAACTTGGACCCGCTGCTTATCTCGACACTACCAAGCTTTGCATTTTCAATCTCTACGGCATACCCATTAAATCCGATAGTTCCATAGCCTTCTACTTCAAGCAAAGGCCCACTCTCGAACTGTGTATGGTTTGTCAGTTCATCACCATCTGATACTGTTACAGCTTCCTCTCCACTTGTCAGCCACCTCTGTGGCTTGCAGTCAAATGTGATGCTGAACTCGGATGCAGTGTTGTACTTTATCGGCTTTATGTCCAGCCCGCCGATGTATGTTGCCATTCTGTATTCGTCGGGATGGAACGTGTCTGTGAGCCTCTGATATCCTCTCAGCGAGCATATCGCGTTGCGGAAGGCCGACAGCTTCTGTGCGAAGGAGGCGTAATCATCGGGCTCGAAATTGAACGCCGGATAAGTTACCTCGATATTCTCAAAACGACCTTTGTCCAGTGCGAACTCACCGTTTCTGCCCGGTATCGCTACCATTTCGACATCGCGCTTCGGTGCATTGAACACGCCCTCGCCGCTTATATAAATGCCATAATCGGCGGAGTTGACCCCGCCGAAAATAATGCTGTTTATTGCCATGCCAATCTCCTCTGATTCGTTTCTCTGATGAGAATGCGTTTTACCTCTTCTGCGATTTCTCGCGGATCTTTGTCAGCACCGTTGATGTATATGTTCACCGTCTCTCCGCTTTGGATGCTGTTTGCCATCTCGTCCATTTTCTTCCAGAACGGATTGAGCGGGAGAATCGCCTCCGGTCCTGCTTCTCCGAGTCCTATGCCACCGAACACCGTTGCACCGTCAACGATACCGCCTTTGGCATACCAGTCGACCGACAGCTTCGGAACGCTCGGAGGATTGAGCGACAGCTTGCCGCTGATTGATAAGTGTGGCAATTTGAGTCCGCTCAGGAGGTTCCCGACCTTAATCGGGAAATAGCTCTTTATCTTGTCGACAACGCCCTTGACCTTGCTGATCATCGTATTGATCGGCTGCATGAATCGCGTCACGATGCCCGTTGCCGCCGCTGAGACTTTCGCCCATATAGCCGAGCCGAGCCCTGTAACGATGGCGAGCCCGATGCGTCCTATTGCCGCGACTATCTTCGGCAGATTGATGATGAACGATGTCGCAAGATTGCCGATGAGCTGACCACCTGCAGCCAGGATCTTCGGAATGGTCGTCATTGCCCACTCTGCCACCTTCGGCCCTGTGATCCCGCTCGCGAAGCTCGTTATCTGTGTTGCTAGGCTCGACAGCAGACTCGTTACATTCGACACCAAAAGCGGAAGCCCTGTCTGCAGGAATGACGCGATCGCGCCCGGAAGCGACTTGACCAGCGTCCCTATCATCGGCAGGAAATTGCCGAAGAAGAATGTGGACGCGGATGTCACGAGCTGGCTCATTGCGCCGCTGACATTCTCCCCGATGGCAAGCGAGCCGAGTAAATTCTGAGCCGACGCCTTCATCGCATTGAATGATCCGCTGAATGTTTCGGACGCCTCCTGCGCCGCCACTCCTGTCAGACCCAGATCACCCTGGATGACATGGATGGCCTCGTAGACATCGCCGAGATTATCGATACTGTATGTCTGCCCGGACAGCTTCTCCGCATCTGCCAGCAGACGCTCCATCTCTGACTTCGTGCCGCCATAGCCGAGCTTTAAGTTGTCGAGCATCGTATAGTTCTGCTTTGCAAAGCCCTGATATGCCATTTGTACCGACTCGATATCAGTACCCATCTTTGCGGAGTTGTCAGCCATATCCATAATGGCCGTGTTGGCCGCCTGTGCCGCTTTCGTGACATCTCCACCAAATGCGTTCTTGAGAGCCGCACCGAATGACACGGCCTGCTCAGAGTAGCTGTTCATCGAGATGCCGGCAGCAGCAGCTTCTCTTGCGTATGCCCTTGCCGCGTCGGCCGCTTCGCCGTAAAGTGTGTCAAGGCCGCCAAAATACGACTGCTGAAGTGCAGCGCCCTCCGATAGCGATGCTTTGACCGCTGCCCCGATTGCTGCCGCCCTTATTGCCTTCTTCGCAAAGGCGCCTATTTTGGTTCCGATGCCAAGACCTGCAGATTCGGCTTCGCCCCCGAGTTGGTTCTCAATCGAGCCCTTTATGCCTTGAGCCGATGGCACTATCTGAACATAAGCAGTTCCGAGTGTTGTCCCTGCCATGTTTTACTCTCCTCTTATCCGCTTCAAGGCCGCCTCAAAGTCTGCGGCGGTTCTGAAGCCCTTTACTTTCTTTTTCTTGGTCTCGCCGTATATGGCTTCGGTAAACAGGAACGGTTTTGCGTTCTTGTCCTTCCCGAACCCTGCCCGAAGCAGGGCGAGGTTGTCCGCTATAGCGGCGAGGATTATCGTGTCCAGATTCGCGGGCGCGTCCGCCATCCGGAGCTTGATTCTTGAATCTTCCCTCAAACCAGCAGACAAGGTCGCAACCAGTTGAACCGGAAGCGACCTATAGTCAAAAATGTGATATGTCTCGGCAAGGTCACATATAAGCGCATCCTCATCGAGTTCCATCATGCTGGCGAGGGTTATGAGTTTTTTAACTGATTTACGGATTCCATGAGTTCGGTCAGAGCGCTCACCATCTTGTCCGCTGGCGTAACACCATCGACCTCAAGATGCTTTGCAAGTTTATCGACCTCTTCTTCACCGCCGAGCAGCTTCTCCGCGATGTCCACTATCAAGCCTGTGTCGCCTTTGTCGATTTTGCGGAGCATCGTCAGAAAACGCCAGTCGTTGAGACAGCTGTCGTTTATCTGTGCCTCATATCCGTCTGAGAGTTTAGCCTTCATAAATCACCTCCCAGCAGTCTGTTAGGACTGCTTGATGTATTCGTAGTGAGTATTGCCGTCTGCATCCGGGAGTGCTGTGATGGTTATCTCATAGCCTACAGCATCGTCGTCGGTGTACTCGATATCACCGATCTCGGAGATCTTTCCGTGCGGAATAACCACTCTTTTGACGGTGTTGCTGTTCATGACCATATCGATTGCCCAGACTGCCTCTTCTGCCTCTTTAGCATTAGCCTCGACGGTAATGCCTGTGGCGAGTGTGCCTGTGACATTATCCGAGCCGTAAACGGCCTTGAGGACTTCTACGTTCAAAACCTCAATCAGAGTGAACTGGAATGTGTCCTCTTTTTCTGTCTGAATATTCAGAACTGTGTCACCACCCCATGCCTTGATATCTTCAGTATCAGGGCTGTTGGAGTTTGTAAGACCATCCTCGCTCACATATCCGAGTGCTTTGAAGTCGGCTCCGAGTGCGGTCGTTGCATCTGTTGGAAGAGTCGTGCCTGCAGCTGCTCTCCAGATTGCACCGCCGATCGCCGGCTTGCCAGCACTTACATTTCCTACTGTCTGTGCCATTTAATGCCTCCTAATAATGAGTGATGTTATACACGGCTTGCCAGCGATACTGCTTCGTTGCCGTGTTTGTAAAGTTGTAATCTGTTTCAAGCTCGACTCTTGTGATCTCGTCGAGTTCAGCGAAGCCGTCCATCGCCGCCTCCACCATCTGATTGAGAAGCATCGCCTCATAAAGCGACTTCCCATAAGACTGGATCGCAAACGTGGTCGTTATAATGTGATTGGTACGGCTGCTTCCTGTCTGGTCGATTAACACGTAATCGGTCTGCTGATCAGGAGCCTCCATCACGACAGGAACGCTGAGGTTGTGGTCGAGATAATCAAGAAGTATTTTTGCTATCATTAGCCACCTCCTAACGCTTTGAGTAAGGTGTTGTTTTCGTAGTTATCTTTGCGAGCCTCGTAAGTTTCCGCATGGACTGATGCGTTCACACGATTGCGTCCGACAAAGGTGGTCAGCTCATAGCCTTCACCCGCTCGTCCGAGAACGTTGGCCGCATATCCCTCGCATACACTCAGAGCTTCCGATGACCGAAGCAAGTCCCGGACACCCGCTCGATTTAGTTCAAACTTAACCTTGCTCATATCTTTCGACCCTAACCTTCTTGTTCCAGCCGAGAGGAATAAGCCACTCGATGCCCTCCTCCGGGAGTTCAATGATTCGCCATTCTGCACCAAAAAAGCCGACCTTTTTACCGGCTGTCCATTCGTGCGTGTCTCCCTTTGGGATCGCCATAATATACTCGCCTCTGCGTCCATCGAGATTGTATGGCTCGAGGACTTCTGCCGAAGCCGCTGGCGCTACAAGAACGTTATCAACATTGACCGCTTCCTCCGTATAAACCGGATGGTTCAGAGCATCAACGCCCGTCTGCGTCCTGTCATATAAAGTTACGGTTATGCCTCTCATTCTGTAGCCTCCCTTGGAACGAGAGCCTCTATCGGGCTATATGAACCTATCGACCCACCGGCTCCGAGAATCTTCTTCTCAAGTTTTCCGATATAGAGTTCTCCCGCTGCTCCGGCTCCGATTGTCCAGCTCTGCGAATATCCAAGCGCGGACATACTTCCTTGTGTCGCACCCATCGGGATTCCCGCATCAGTTCCATCACCGATAGCACGAACCACCATACGGCACGACACAATTTTCTTTGCCTCTTCTGTGGCGTTTTCGTTGTAAGCATCAATAATGGCTGCAGCATCATCCAGCAGGTTAGAGCAGACACTTTGTTCCGCCTCCAACATAGTTCTCGTCATTCTTGACTGAACATCACTGATTGTTGCGTATGCCATCCCGCTCACCTCACTTTTTCTTCGCTGTTTTCGTTTTACTCTTCGGCTTTTCTTCCGCTGGTTTAGCGTCGGAAGCGGCGAGCTTGTGACCCGCCGCTTTGTATTCCTCTACGCGATTTTCCGCGACCAGCATCTCACCGCCAGAGAGCTTGTTGATCATTTTGACCATTACGGAGTAACAGTCAGTCTGTTGAAGCAATTAACATCGGCGCGGAATCCGATCTCGATCTCTGCTCTTACTGCGAACATATTCTGCTGGAACAGGTTGATTGTGGTGTTTCCACTTGTGAGTGTAGCGTCGCTTGAGTAGTCGATAACTACGCCTTCAACTGTTCCATACATAGCCTGGCTCCAGTCACCTGCGATACCGACAACATGGTTTGTGCCATCATAGATGCCCTTGTTCATGACTGTCTTTGCTCCAAGAACCATCGGAACAGCGCCCTCAGATACGTTATTGATGAACAGCGGTCTGCTGTCTCCGTCAACAGCGCCGAGCAGTACGCTCTTGCCCTGTGGCGAAAGTGCGATGCCGTTCATGATTCCGCCGTGTACTGCGATGTCAGCATCAGCAGCAACGAGGCTGGAATAGGTGTTAGGGTTTGTGATGTTCTGTGCTGTTGCAGCTGCGAATGTATCGAAGTTGCTTCCAGGTGCCTGTACTGCACCGACGACTGTTGCATCGAACTTCTGAGCGAGTGCAAGCGGAAGTCTGCGAACCAGCTCATCATACAGAGCGGCCGCATCTCTTCTGAATTCGTTCGAGAAAGGAACGATTACAGCGAGCTTGTACGGCTCCATGACCTTCGTGCCGAGTGTAGGATTAGCAACAGGCTTTGCAGCTGTTTCGCCTACCCATGCAGCCTCAGGATCAGCTGTGATTACTGGAATGGATACGCCTCTGCCCGGCAGCTGGATCTGACGAGCAAGGCTCATTACTGCGGATGCCTCCTGTGTCTTTGCGAGGATCTCTGCTGCGACTTCTGGTGGAAGCGAGATATTTGTTCTGTTGGTTGGTACTCCTGCCATTGTTTTAGTCTCCTTTATAAAACTTGATTAAAATAGTCTGCGAATTGATCGCGCGTTTCTTTCTTTGGATTGCCAAGCGGCTCCCCACCGTCCGGGACCACCGGATACTTGCTCGGCTTTGCAAACTCAAGAATTGACTGAGCCTGAGCCTCGCACTCTTCCTTTGTGTCCGCTGTCAGCAAGTGAGCCGGTACGCCGACTGATCTTGCGACCTCTTCTCTTGTAAGACGAATAGTTTCAGCGGCCTTCATGGAATCAAGCTCGGTCTGAAGCCCGTTGGCTCTGTCGATTGCTTCCTGAAGTGCTGCGCTGTTGCCTTCCGCTTCTTTCAGTTTCGCCTGAGCATCTGTAAGCGATGTCTGCAATTCGTCGAAACCTCTCTTTGCGTTGTTGATATCATTCCCGTTGATGCTCATCAGCGCATTGATCTGGTCGTCTGTCGCCTCCGGGAAGAGGCTCGTGATGTCTGTGCGTTTCATGGTTATTCCTTTCTCCGATACGCTTTTTACGAGGTCGCTTCTCGTTCGGCTGCATCTTTTTACGTCCCGCCGGACTAATTTGTGTATGAAAAAAGGACTGTTGCCAGTCCTCTAATCAACATTGAACTCTTCAGCCCCGGAGCTGTTCCGCTCAATTCTTTTGGCGTATGCGCTTCGTTTCTGCTCGTTGATGATTTCCTTGTTCTCTGCATAGAACTCTCGCCTAAGGGCATTTATTCGCGCCTGAGGCGAACTACCTTCGACCCCTTCGTACATAGCGAGGTACTTGCCCGGGTCATATCCCTCTACATCGAGCGACTTGTTAAATCGAATCGCATAAGTGCAGTCGCAATTAGCGTGGACGTGTTCCGCATGGCCGTTCTTTATAGCCTTCTTTGATGCCTTCTGCCACCCACGAGATGCAAGTGTCAGGCAGAAAGCGCAGGTGTCCCCCGACGGGATCCACGCCCATTCCGCTCCATCTCGAAGTGCGTTCTGCTGCATGGTGTCCACTCCGACAAGTTTGACCTGCCTCCCGACCGCTTGAGCTATGATATCGAGATTCCCCGTTTTCATAGTTCCTTTAACAGCCTTTGCTGATTCTGACATCGTTGCTGTTCCTGCCGGGACTGCGGGTGGTACGCTGACACCTTGCAACTCCGCTATTGCATCATACATTTCGCAAGCCGCCGCACCAGCACCCTCACCGTACTTAGTCGCAAGCGCATATGCTAACTCAATGGCTCTATCCTCGTATTCAGCAAGCGTAATAATGCCCGCATTATACTGATTGCTCCATGTCGTGACGGCAGAAAGCATTTCCTTTGTTGCCCTGTCACTCAGTCGCCGAAGTATCTTGATGTAGTTGTTCCACGCTTTGCTCGTTATACGTCCACGTGCCATTATTCACCCGCTTCTTCGCCTATCTCTCCGAGTACCTGAAGCCCTCGTTCTCTCTGCTCCTGAGCTTTGATTCGTCTGATGTCTGCCTGGTCGAATCCAATCATCTCGAGGAATGTATCGGTTCCGGCAAATTCAGGACGAGCCGAAGCGATCTTGATGGCTGCATCCGCTGTGACTGCCACCGATGGCATCGCAGGATTCTTGAAGTGTGCAACAATGCTCTTCTGCGTATCTGTGAGCGCATCCATTGTGGTGTCATTTGCTATTGCTAACGCCATCAGTCCAATGAGTCTCAGCGAGTCTCCGTTGCCAGCGTTCAGCTGTTCAGCCATTGAGACGAGCGTCTGAGACTGAGCGAGTATTGCATCTGAGCTTGTCGGGTTCGCATCATTTACCACACCTGTGTCGGTGACTGTCAGACCGGTTGCTGCGCTGAACTGTGTAGCGAGGATCCTGAGCATTTCCACGTGTGGCGATATACTGCCCTGCTGAAGCTGTCCAAATGTCGGCTTTTCTCCAGTCTCCGGATTTACCGTAGAAGCGAGAATGTTACCGACATACTGTTTGAACTTCTGATTAACGACGGCATCATATTGCTCGTCAGTTACACCAAGCAGATACTTCTGCGGAGCCGTGCTGAACTCAAGTCCGATAGTCGCATTTGCTATCGTTCTGACATAACCCTGGATAAGCCGTCTTATAGGCTCTTTGATACGAGACTGTCCGAATGGCTTCGAGCTTGTTGGATTCCAGATGAATGGAACCATAAGCGGCCGGCCCATTCTATGAGGCTTCTTGTCCGCATACCATATTTGCCCATCGCGCCTCAGCACCCAGATAGCATCATCGGTATAAAGGTTCATCATCGACGGAGTCCATACCGCCAAATCACTATCCGGAGCCGTATCTGTTATCGCAAAGCCATATGCGATGCGGTTTTTCTCACCGCTCCACACAGCCGCAGCTGACTTCGCCGAGTGGGATCTGATACGGCATTTGACCTTGTCGTCGGCCGAGAGTGTCGCAAACGAGCATCCGATTTTCAGCTCATCGCGGCAAGTTTTCGGATATTCTGCGATGAGGTCGTTATCTCTGACGATCTGTGTCAGTTCGTCCACCTCTTCGCCATTCTCGCCAACGAATCCATCAAACATCGAGCGCCCCGCGAGCACATCGACTGTTTTCGCGCCCCAGGCACATCCTATCTCCAATCCACGCATACCCTGCGGAAGAGCGATACCAAGATTGACCTCGCCGAGAGATATCTTCCCCTCGTAATATCTGTCTTTCTGCTCGTTCTTGATTGTCGCGTTCTGATAGACCGTCAGCAGTTTTCGGAGCATTACCTGTTCATCCGCTCCGAGACCTATTACTTTTTCAGGTGCTATTGATATGATCATTTACCCAATCCTCATTACTTTGTTTGGATTCCGTTTACTGTTTTGAGCGCCCCACAGTGCAAGCGATGCCGCTTCAATAGGAGTCGAGTTGTCTCCACCGAAGCCCCAGCCTCCGCCGAGTGCGCGCTTTGTTGCCGTTATTGCGCTGTCGTTAAGCGCTTCCTGCTGGAAGAACCATGTAACAGCCTCTTCATTGATCGCGTTCGTCAATGTTCCTGTCGCCGCGATCATGTCTTTCGTGGACGGTCTGATTATCGAGCCCTTTATTCTCCATGTGTCCGCGATTCTTTCCACGAGCACATCGACTCCGTTCCGTCCGTCTATAACTACGCAGCTGGCCTTCTTATATCTCTGATTCAACCAGTCCGCGAGCCATCCAATTCCATGCCCGGTCGGTCTTAACTCTATTAGCGATATCCTTGCTGGGCCCGCTTCCGGAATGACCGCACCGCATAAGGCTACCATTGAGCCGTCAGCTGAGAACTTCACGCCGTAAGCTGTCTTGCCTTCAGGCTTCGGAAGCTCGGACTTGCAAGCCTCCCACTTTGCCCGGTCTATTGCATAATCAAGTTCATGCTTGACCACTGGCGTCCACCAGCCTAATCGCTCACGGGCGAATGTGTCCGGCGGCATCTGCTCAAGTTCTCCCTCGATTGTTGTCGAGAGAATTCTTCGGCCAAGTGCCGGATTTGTTTCCGCCCATCGGTCCCGATTTGTTACATCACCGATTTCATCGACAGAATACTCGAACCATGCCGTGCTCTGTGTCTTTCCATTGATTGCCTTGTCCCTAATGCCTCGGAACACAGTGCCATCTGAAGATGGATCCGGAGGTGTCCCCGCGTATATCGTTTGAGGGTTAAGGCTTGCAGATATTGCCGGGATAAAAGATGCCTGGGCTTCGATGCTTAGCTCCTGAGCCTCGTCGAATATCAGCAAGTCTCCATGCTGTCCTCGTCCACCGTTTCGTGTCCTCGCCAGGAACTTCACTCTCGCTCCCGACTTAAGGATTATCTGCTCACGGCCGAGTGCGGTCTTGATGTCCTTCAGATACTTCCGTAGTTTTGGCGTATCAAAAAACGAAGCCATTTCCTCAAATGTCTCCGTTGCCGTTTTCTGTAAGTGAGCAGTGTAAATCACTTGCTCGTTATACATGATCATGCCCGCCTCAGCTCTTGCTTCCACGAGCCCCGTCTTGCCGTTCTGCCTCGGAACCGACCCGCCGCAGGTCCGGCATAACCACTTGCCGCTCGGAGCGATTGCCATCCAGTCGCAAAGCACCAAGCTCTGCCACGGATCGAGCACCATCTCCCCGCTCCTCAGTATCCGCTCTGCATCGAGTCCATCCGTCTCGTTGTAAATCGGTGCTATTCTAACGCACGGCTCCTGACTTCCCAGCAGCTGCCCGCTCTGATAAGATCTCCGAGATTGCATCGTCATTCTGTTCCGCTCCTTCTATCTCCTCGATCTCTCTGATTGTCTCTCTGTATTGCCGCGCCAGAGACGCCACTTCTTTTACCTCAGCCTCTTCCAATGCGGCCGCCAGTTGAGCCTCTAACACTCTTAACTTCTCGAGTCGACCCATTCGAAAATCTCCTTGTGTGTAAATCGGCGCTGGACGGCGCTGTTGGGCCGGGCAGGGTGTACCGGGTCCCGTCCCCTACCATTCACCATCTTTTATATTGATTATTTTTGTGACTTGGCGAACATCATCAATGATCTTGTTCGACTTCTTCGCGTTGCAGATCCAGTGTGCCGCTTGCAGATTATTCCAATCCTGAGCAGCTGCAGCAGGAGAATCATATCCGAATTCTTTCCACCTACTGACTGGCCTGATCTCATCGATGACAAACGACAGCGGATGTTGTGCATCGCTTGGCTCGTCGTAGTGTATCGGTCCTAACCTCCCCCGGCATATTCCACAGGGGCACCCCATAGCCTTTAACCTCCCCCGGTGTTTTCTCCGGAGGTTACCGTTCTGATGCCGCGGGTTCGTTCTGCTCATATCTCTCCAACACAAAAGGACGAGCCTTGACCCGTCCTGATGTGGAACCTTTTGCTTTTCTAAAGGAATAATTATGAAGAGGCAGCGTCCGGATTCGCACCGGACAGATCCTTATTATGCTGCCATGATGCAGAGGCTTTGCACCTCTGCGGTGAGGTGACGGAAGAATCCTTATCGGAACATCTTCCAATATCATAATACATATATAGAGATGTTTATTCTTGTATAAGTTTAGCAACCGCTTCAAGCCCAGCATTGTGCGCCGTCCTTACCTTTGTCCACGAATAGAATAATGCCTCACAAACTTCCGCCCATGTCTTAAGGTAGATGTATCTTTGCATCAGAACATCAGCTTCGAAGCCGCCCACCTTCTCGATTGTGTCGTACACTTCCTGTCGAATCTCGATGGCATCCAGCCTCGCTTGGGTAAGACGAAGTGATTTGTCTGCCAGCCTTATTGCCCTCTCCTCTGTCGGCTTATTAACTCCGCTCCCGCGTGGCATACCATCATTGTCGGATACAGACCG